GAGGTCAGGCTGGCCATGTCGCACGGCACAGTGGATGGGCTTTCCATCGGCTACAGCCTTGACCCGCAAAAGAACAAGGTCAAGGCGACCGGCAAGGGCCGCGACATTCACGAGATTAGCTTCCTGAAGGAAGTCTCCGTGGTGGACTGGCCTGCCGATAGGGCCGCACTGGTTGACATGAAAAGCGCCATCGAAGAGGCGACGGCGTTAAAGGATATCGAAGGCTTGCTGCGCGATGCAGCGGGGCTTTCACGGGCGGAAGCGACTGCACTGGTGAGTCGCGTCAAGTCCCTGTCTCGCGGTGAGCGCGATGGCGAAGGTTCCGCCAGTAATGCAAGCGCAGTTGCAGCAATCATGCTGCATGCACACTCACTAACTTTGAAAGGGAAATAAAGATGGATATCGAATTGAAGGGCGCGCTTGACGCGCACATGGTCGCGGTTGACGCTGCTGTGGCAAAGTACGAGGGACAGGTGAAGGATGCAGGCAAGGCATCGGAAGAGGCGAAAGCCGAAGTCGTGGCCCTGTCCGAAGAGTTCAAGACCAAGATGGCGGAAATCAATGCTAGCTTGATCGACATGGCGCAGAAGAACACCGGCTCGAAAGACGGCGAAGTCAAGCTGTCCGCCGCTGAAGAGTTCGTGAAGTCGGAAGACTTCAAGAGCTTCACCGAAGGTGGCCGCAATGCCCGCGCCCGTGTGGAAGTCAAAAACACGGTGCTGGCTGACAACACCACGACCACCTGGTTTGACCAGCGTCCGGGCGTTGTGCAGGGTGCGTTCAAGCCGCTGACCGTGTACAGCTCGCTGCCGCAGTACCGCACCTCTACCGATACCGTCGTGCTGATGCGCGAGGCTTCGTTCACCAACAACGCAGCCGGTCAGACCGAAGGCCAGGAAAAGGCGCAGTCCGCCATCACCTTCAACAAGTACAACGTGCCGATTGAAACCGTGGCGCATTGGCTGAAGGTGTCCAAGCAGCTTATCGCCGACGCGCCTGCGGTGGTCTCGTACATCGAGAACCGTCTGCGCTGGGGCGTTGAGGCTGCGGTGGACAACCAGTTGATGAATGGTAACGGCACCAGCCCGAACCTGATGGGCTTGCTGGATACCGGCAACTACACGGTTTACACCCCGACCTCCGGCGATAACTTGGTGCAGGCGATCAACCGCGCCAAGTGGCAGTTGTGGGCCGTTGGCTATCAGGCCGATACCGTGTATGTGAACCCGGCTGACTGGGGCGCGCAGGAGATTGAGCGCGCTGATGGTGCGACCGGCCCGTACCTGTACGGCGCTCCCGGCCTGAACGCTGGCCTGAACCCGTTCGGCGTGCGCGTGGTGGTCACTCCGACCATTGCGGCTGGTACGTTCCTGATTGGTCAGACCTCCGTTGCGGTGTCGGTGTGGAACCGTTCGGGCGCGACCATCGAAATGGGCTACGAGGATAACGACTTCACGTCCAACCTTGTCACCCTGCTGGCCGAGGTTCGCTTGGGTCAGGGCGTCGCGGTTCCGGCTGCGATGCTGGGCGGCGAGTTCTCCGCCACCTGATGTAACTGGGAGGGCGGCTTCGGTCGCCCTCCTTTTTTGGAGTGGCAATGTTCATTACCCCAATTAAGACATTTCCCCACGATAGGCTGGGCCACCTTGCGAAAGGTGCCGTGGTGGAAGTGGGGGAAGAGGAAGGCCAGCGGCTTATCCGGATGCGCCTTGTGAATCCGGCTGCTGCGCCTGAAGTGAAGGGCGAAGCGGTAGTGACCAAGCCGATCCCTGGAGAGGCCGATGGCGAGATGCCGCAGTCGTTTGCATCGCCAGCGGCCCAAGCCTCACCGCAGACGACGCCGAGGCAGTCCGCAGATGGCGAGCCAAAGAGGCGGGGCCGTCCGCGCAAGAGCGCAGGGTAATTGTTGTCAACACCAGCTTCAGGCTCGCGCCTTGGGCTGATGTTTTATTCGCCATGGATGAGCCGTGGTGGAAGTCACATATTGACGAGATTCGCTCGGTGTTCCGTGGCGATCTTGCCAGCAGTTCGCAGCATGTTTCGCGTCACGGCGTCCAGAGTCTCGGGACAATGGGCGTCGGCTGGAATCCGCACGGCAACAGCGGGGCCGGTGCAATCGCGCTGGCCTGCCTTGCCAGCACGGGGCCGGTGTACATGCTGGGCTATGACTGCAAGAAAACAGGCGGGCAAGCCCACTGGCACCCCGATCACCCGAAAGGGCTGGGGAACGCCGGAAGCATTGCCAAGTGGCCGGGGCAATTCCAGAAACTTCGGATTGCCTACGGGTCGCACAATATATTCAACTGTTCACGGGAAACGGCGTTGACCGCATTTTCGAGGATGCCATTGGAGGATGCGTTGACGTGAGCGTGATTGATATCGGGATTGCCAAGCGTCGCCTGCGCGTCATTGGTTCGGCGTCCGATGAGGAAATCCAGCAGGTGTTGGACAGCGCGGAACAGGAGGCCTTGCGGTATATGAATCGCGTCCAGCTTCCGACGCTCCCGCAGGATTGGCCGGTGACGGAATCCAGCGAGGAAGTGCCATCGTCGGAAGATCCCGTTGCCGCCGATGTTGTGGAGGGCGTCCTGCTGCTGTGCATCGCGTCGTGGAATGCGTCCACGCCGGAGGAAGTCGCAGGCTACCGGCTGGCGGCTGAAACGAAGTTCCAGCCTTACCGGCTGTGCCTTGGCGTATGAGCACCTTTACGCAAGGCTACATTCACCGCATCACGTTTCAAGAGTTAACCGTGACGGTGGACAGCGACGGCTACCCTACGGAGGGCTGGCAGAATGTCTGGCTGGATTCGGATACGGAGCTTGAGGACGTTCCTGCCGAAGTGTTGACCGGGCCGGGGCGCGAGTTCGTGCAATCCGGGCAGATACAGGCCGACGTGGTGGCGCGTATCCGCTGCCCGTGGTTCCCCGGCATCCTGCCTTCGTGGCGGATTCTGTGGGATGGGTTCGTTTTCAACATTGGTGGCATCCCCGACATGGACGCCAGCGGGCGCAGGGAGTACCGGATTAAATGCACGGCGGGCGTCAACGATGGCTAACCGCATGCCGCTGTCCAGTGTGCGGGGTCGCATTCGGGCCTTTATCGAGCGCCATGCTGACAAGCTGGGCGACGATGTTTTAGAGGTCGGCTCGCGGATGACCAATGACAAGTGTTGGTGGATCGTGAACCGCGACCTTGCCAAAGGGGCGTGGCTGGGAATCGACATGCAGCCGGGTTCGGGCGTTGACCTTGTGGCCGACATTCACGACCTACCCGCCGAGTGGGAAGGCAAGTTCTCCGCCGTACTGTGTTCCGAAGTATTGGAGCATGTGGCGCGACCTTGGGTGGCGCTGCCAAAGCTGCGGGCAGTCATCCGCCCTGGCGGCTGGATCGTGGTGACGACCCTGTTCGCGTTCCCTGAGCATGGGTTCCCGGATGACTTCTACCGCTACAGCCAAAGCGGCCTGCGGTTGTTGCTGGAGGATGCGGGGTTCAAGGATGTTCACACGGAGTACGCGGGCGAAATCCATACCGTGCTGGATGACCACGGCGAAGGGCTGATTCACAAGCGCAAGATTCCGATGCACGTCTTTGCGGTGGCGCGGTGCTGACACTGCTGACGGCAACGGGCGCGAGGCCGCACGCATGGGCCGTGTGCGAGCGCCTGATGGCGAGGCAGGACTATACCGGCCCCGTGCGCTGGGTGATCGTGGATGACGGCCTAGAGCCGCAGCCGGTGACGTTCCAGCGGGATGGGTGGGCCGTTGAGGTCATCCGGCCCGAACCGTTCTGGCGGGACGGCCAGAATACGCAGGCCCGAAACTTGCTGGCGGGGCTGGCGGTCATTGGCCCGTCCGAGCGCGTCGTGATTATCGAGGATGATGATTGGTACGCGCCGGACTGGCTGACCCATGTCGCGGCCCAGCTTGACAAGGCCGAACTGGTTGGGGAGTGCCATGCGCGGTACTACAGCATCCCGTTGCGCAAGGGGCGGCAGCTGTCCAATTCAGGTCATGCCAGCCTGTGTTCCGCGGCCATGCGCGGCGCGGCGATTGACCGGTTCCGTGAGGTGTGCAAGACGAAGGTCAAGTTTATCGACTTGGAACTGTGGAAGCGCCACGGTTCGCGGCACCTGTTCGCGGGTGGGCGCGTGGTCGGAATCAAGGGATTTCCGGGGCGTGGCGGGATTGGCATGGGGCATCGTGACGACTTCAGCGGCGTTGAGGATCCGGACGGATCGCTATTGCGGGCATG